TCGCCATATCCACCCATGACCCCAATGAACTTAAGATCAGGAAACTTTTCGGCAAGACTATAGAAAACATCTGAACCCTTATTAGGCCAAAGATTAACCATAGTAACATACTTTGCATCAACCTTGTCAAAATCATCAAAAGCATAATCCTGACACAAGATCGGCGGATGGACAACAATTCTAAGACCATTATAGTCTTTGAAGTTTTCCTCAACCCAGCGTGTGTTAAAAATAGCCATATCACAACCCATAGCCACATAACCCTTAGTTATGTCCATATCATTGTGAATTAGTTGAACAAGAGGAGTTCTATACTTCTTGCATAGAATAGCAGCACGTTCAGAACATTCCAAATGCGTCAAAACAACAGATGCACGCGGAATCCAATGAAGAATCGTTCTACGATTTTCCTGCGGATGAACCTGAACACCATCGATGACATAGTCAACCATACCAGAGCTAGGGTTTGAAATAATAACATGAGCTTCCCACCCTGCTCGGACAAGAAACTTCAAAATATCATGCATTGTTGTTTCGGCCCCAGCATTTCGACCATGACCAACATAAGCATGCGCGTACCCGACGATCACATTCTTACTCATATGAATATCCCTAAAAAAGTGGGGGCATCCCTACTTTGAAGGACACCCCCATGCCATTAGCTTGCAGGTGCGCCAGAAGGACGTAGAGCAGCAAACGGGAATGGACGATCAGCAAGGGAAGAAGTAGGATCAACAACAGTGTATCCATAACGTGCAACAACACGCATAATCTTCGAGTCCTGCTGCATAGCGTTGAAAACAACCTTACCAGTAGCGTCGGTGATCACAGCGTCAGAGTGAATAGAATATGTGATGTCCTGACGAACACCAACATAAAGCTTCGACCAGTCACCCATGATCAGAGTTGCCTTAGCCTTCTGCCAAGTACCATTCTCAACAGCGCGAAGCGGATAACCGTAAAGGCTGTCAGGAACATTACCAGTCAAAGTATTTGAGTTAAGCGAAGTTGAAAACACAGGTGCGTTAGCAACACGTAGGCTAGAAAGCTTCCACTTAAAGCCTGGACGTGAGGCAAAACCATTAACCATAGTTCCCTGCTCAGCCATATCCTCAGCTAGACCAGCAATATCTGCACCAAGGTCAGATGTTTCGGTCGCAACATTTCCGGCACCAACAATACCAGCATAAAGGTAGTCAGCGGTCCATGTAGACGGCTTCTGAATTCCCCAGAAAATAGCATTATCCAAAGTCTTACCAATAGCCTCGGCAACACGTGGACGAATCTCAGACCAAAGGTTGATTCCAGCATCGTCGGCGTACTCATCTGGAATAACAACAAGCGTAGCGATAGGCTCAGCTTCCATCCAGATGTGATCCCAAGTCATGTTTGTAGTCTGCTTAAGACCTGTATCCCCATCAACCCAGTAAGCGTCAGGGAAGGCATCAATAACAGAAACACGTGACTTCTTTGTGCTCATCGGCACCCTGCGACCCAACGCTAGTGCCGCTGAAGAATTTGCCGCATCCTGAATAATCTGATACGAAATATCCTCAGGCACTAGTGTCGCGTCACGCGACTGCACCTTATCGTAAGTAGGCATAACCCCTCCTAAAAATCAGCTTAAGCTTTTCTAAGCTGATCACGCAAAATTGCGTTAAAATCAGTTGTCTTACCGTCAGATGAAGATCCAACGGGTGTTCCCCTAGAACCAGGGAACAAATTTGGAGGACTAGAAGTCTGCTGAGTCGGAGGGACCTGCCCAGTATTTGCCTCGGGACCTGACTTTACGCCAAGAACCTTTGCAGCCTCTTCAATTTCCTCACGAGTATCCCCAATGACGAACTTAATTCGCTCCCCAGGAACACCATATTTTTCCGCATAGACATCAACATAGGCGCCACGTAGGTCAGCCTTTAGCTTGTCTCGTTCTGCGGCAATCTTTTCAGCCTCACTCATTTGCGACTGCTTCCAAGTCTCATACTCCTTTAGGCGTTCCTCGTCCTCACGAGTCTTCACCCTGCGCTGCGCATTCTCAGCACGGACACGTCTAAGCTCGGCAACAGCATCTTCAATTGAGGCGAAAGAATGATCCTTATTGTCTTTCTCTTCGGGCTTCTGCCCATCAACCTGGCCAGCATTAATATCTGGACCATTTGTTGGCTGAGTCATTTACTCTCCTGGAGTCTTAAGGGCCGAAGGCCCAGTAAAATTGTATTCACGTAGTGTAAGAACTGGTCCATACTCGCCATGGTTGCGAACCAAAACAAGATGACGATAATCGATCTGCCTACCTGAAGGATCTGAAATACCAAAACGATCCTTAATCGAAGCATGAACCTGATCTACCAGTTCCTTGCTTAGGACTGCATCAACATCATCAGATGGTAGGACCGGCAAAACCTTACACTTACATCTAGGATGGATTGGTTTCAAAGATTTCTTGTGATAAAGCTGTGTACTGGCAAGAATGCACAAAGCACAATTATGTGAACCATTCAAAACACGTCTATGGCCAATAATCCTGTTGTCGTTAGCGAATCTTTCAATAGCTGTATGGTCGATTACTCTCTCAATGTCAAGACTGAACATTGATTCAAGACGACTCAACCCATGTCTAACAGCTTCATCTTCTGTCTGTCCAGCACCAATACCTTCCCATACAGGTTTGAAGGTGCGTGAATAGACATCATCAATCGATACACCATTTCTGATAGCAGGACCGGTTACCAAATCATAGGATGGGTAGGATGTGTCATAATCGTCACCAAACATTTCCTGAAACTGCAAATCAATAAAAGTATTAGCTAGATCGGCAGTAAGAAGTTGCGCTTCACGAACAAGAGGAACAGATTTACTCTTCCATATAGGTATACTGTCTGCACCCCACCATTGCAGACCAAGAAACTCTGATTCTAGTTGAGAAAGATAAAAATCTTTTATGGCCCTACTTTGTAGGGCTAGTGTTTCCGCTGTTTGTTCCAGAACGCTGGGCACCCTGGTTCACCCCTCCCGCGCGCGTAGCGGCAGCCTGTAGGGCAGCCTGACGGGCCTCAGCCTTACGCTGCTCTGCCACAGCAAACTCAATCTCCTCCGGCGTGAACCTCGCGCGCTGCATAGCAAGAGCAAGAGGGACACCGGCAGAAACCTCCTTAGTCATAGCATCGGCAAGCTCGGCACGAGACTTAGACTCAGGGTCATCCCAAATAACATCAGCAATAACCTCAGAAGCCCTAGGATCATTCTGATACTTGAAACATAGTCTCAAAACCATTTCCCATCCCCAAGACATATTCTCCATACGAAGTTTTGTCTTAGAAACAAGACCAGTTTCGGCAGCTTTCAAGGCGTCACCAGAAACATTCACAACCTCACCCAAAAGATAATGGGGTGGAGTCTTGGTAATGGCAGCCATATCGCCAACATCATCACGAACAGCCGCAAGAAGCTGAGAAATATCAGCCTCCTTGAATTCATAAATCTTTGCATTAGGGTCAGCAACAACCCAAAGCATGTCGGCACCAGGATCAAACGGTGGCTTCTTTCCACGACCCTTGTCTTCTGGAATCTTAACACCAGTAATAAGACGCTGCTTATATGCCTGAGAACGTGAAATGATGAGACGATTCAGGATCTCAGAGTTAATCCTATCCTGAATATCAATAACACCCTCAGCTTCTCCAGCAGAATAGGGCTGAAATGTTTCCATCCAACCGAAATCAACAACAGGAACAGCCGAAAGAGGATTAGGTGCAACCTGCATAAGCTCAAATGAACCAAAACCTCCGCCAAGAAGCTTCGACGTCAAACCAGGAACAGTGAAATCCTGAATATCGGATGTTCCAGCACCAACATAGTAAAAAATCGCATCCTGCATGTACAGAACAGAAACAACCTTTCCAGAAATGTCATCATTCCACATTTTTAGTGCAGCAATAGGAACACCAGGACGTGCAGGATCCATTTCAACAGCAAAATATCGTGGATCCTCAACAGTCAGGATTGGATACTCATGACCATAGAGAGGATTAGGTGGGGAAACTGTCACATAGGCGTTACCGAACACTGCACACATGAGATGCAAGCGGGCGGACTGCTTAGACATATTGTTGGCCTGCCAAATTGAGGCAGCATCCTTGTCGGCATTCTGTGTGGCCCCGAAACGGAAACCGATAACCTTCATACGCTCAACAGGAGCAACAGTGACAAGGCTGAAATAATTTGTTCTAGCTTTACGCTGGAGTTCACGCAAGGCAGTAACGTATCGCTTATCGCCATCCGGCAAAGGATGATTACCGGTCATATAATTTTCAAGCATATCGTATCGGCCCTGCTGAGAAAGCATTTGACGCGCCAGGCGATCAAGGTACCAGTCAGGAGAACCAGGAATCTTATCAAGCATAGTTTACTTATCCAATCAAATCATGGTACCCGACCAAGATGAACAATAAAAGCTAGAAGCTATAAAGAGTTGATTCGGAATCGTCGACATCAAGTCTCCCATCCGTAATGGCAGCACCTCTTGCCTCAAAGGCAAGAACAGCAGCCATAGCTGCATCAATCTTTCTCCTAGACTGCGGAAATTCCTTACGGATCAACTTGCCCGCTGGCGTGTCATCAGCGTGAGCATTCATGACATGTCGAGACAACACCTCATGCTCATCTGAAGAAGACCAGCGAATATTTCCAAGGTTAACCGCAGATTCAAAACGTTCAATAGCGCGAGCCATAGCACCACGGCGGTGAGTCCAGAATTCGTAAACAATGTCAGGATAATCAAGAGCCCAACGACCAACAATATCCTGCCAATAGGCAGGGTCAGCGTAGACCCATGAGACGCGGTAATTCGTCAACGTTTCACGAACAACCGAATCAACTTCAAGGAATGGAACTTCCCAATCCTCAACATCATCTGGCTTCTCCCAAACTCTAATAGGCCAAATGAAACCATCCGACAAGCGACAAGCCACCAGGGCTGTAGAGTCATTACGGATAGAACCATCAAAACCTAGAGCAATACGTTCACCCTTAGGAATGTACTCATCAGATTTAAGCTCATTCCAACGGTCCGGATTAATCCACTGCGAATATCCCTGAACAACCTGATTGAAGTAGAATCGTCGACCATCCGGTTCAGTAGTGGCAGGATCATCCATTTCCTGCTCAATACGATCCAAATCAATCCATCCACCATTCTCGGAACACGAATCACCATAGGCCTGAATAAGGCCAGCACGGCGACCCTCACCCTTATAGGGCGTTCCAGCAGGTGCCTCGGCGGTATCAAACAAAAATCCAGGCTGACCCGTAATAAGACCAGCCGTAATATTAATATAGTACTGATGTGAAGACTCGGCAACAGAACCCTCACCAGGTGCATAGGCGTTGCTCGTCTCAATTGAGCGACCCTTCATTTTACCAAGATTACGACGAACAGTATTAGCAAGCCTAATACCACCATTAGAATTATCCCAAAGGTGCGTCTCATCGAAGACGGCGAAAGAAACACGCTGACCCTCACGAGACTTTGCATTAGCTGTTACGGGTTCGATCCTTCCATGACGTGAAAGAATCCTTGTCTGGCCCACATCAACAAAGTACTTCGACGAGGCAGAACCCAAAAGAAGCATTTCACGAATCAGACCCATAGTGTTCTCAGTCTGAGCCTCGGAAACAGCCACAAGCTGAATCAAAGGAGAAGGAACAGGCTTACCAACAGGCTGACCATCCTTGCCCCAGTAGGCAAAACGAACAGGACCCAAAAGCTCAGTGCAGCAGATTGCTGCTAGAAAGGGTGATTTGCCATTCAACCCCAACCCTTGGGACGCATAAGCAAACTTCTTCTATAGGCGAATTTGCCGTTATCGTCAACGGCATACCACCACAAGATGAAACGCGCTTGCTCAGGTGAATAAAACCACATATCACCCATATTGTCCCCATCAGGGTTGGCTAGGTTGGCAGACCCCCATTCAAGTACTTCCCACCCGAGAGTCTTCTCAGGAATCCCAATAAGTGTCATTTTCTTGCTCCAATAATATAATCTTTAGCTGCATCTAGCAGTTCTGGATGCCGTCTGGATTGGAGGAACACGCGAAGAACATTTCAAACGATTTCAGCTCTTTACATCTGAAGCACTGCTTCATTACGCACTCAACCTAGAACGATAAAGCGACAAAACATTATCAGGAACATCAACGGAAGGCTCACCAGCATCAGAACTAGAATCATCAACAATCTTAATTCTAAGCTTAAGCCTATCAGCATACGTCATCCCATAATTAGCAAGAATATCATGCATACGCTTCGACATCTGAACCAGATCACCAGGCTTAAGATTACCAAGATTAGACCAAATATCATTATGGAACAAAGCAGCTTCAAGCATCGCATGCCAATCAGTCTCAGTCATAAGCTGAGCCTGAGGAGACAAGCGCCAAACATCCCACCACTCACGAGTCCTAGAACACCAATCAAACTCTTCAGGAAGATCAGGACCACGCTTAACACCATCATAGGAAATCTCCATACCCGGTGTAAGGGTATCCTTATGTCTACGAACATGATTAGGATTAGGTGCAGGACCAGACAATTTAGCCATCTTCACTCCCGGTGAAATAAAAGGAAACCCAGCATCAAGCCAGGGAAATAAATAACATAAAGTAACATAAGATAACATAGAGCAAGATTAAGTTGACCTTGGATACCCGCACTGACACCTAGCCGCA